AACGAATGCTCTCAATGGTGGTTGCATTCCCGGCCTTCGCGGCTTTCGCGGCAATGCCCACCCGTTTGATCGTCTCTTCGTTGTCCCCAAAAGCGGAAATGGTTTCATAAAGTCCGTTGGTCAGGTCGCTCGTAAAAACGGATGTCGTGTCGGAAAGATCCAGAACATCCTTCTGCAGCTCTCCAACCCTCTTGTGAACATCGCCGTCCAAAAGGGTTGCCACATTGGACATCTCTTTTTGAAGTTCGATGGCCTGACCAACGGACTTTGCCGTAATCGCGCCGAGGGAGGCTACACCGGCAACCGCCCCCGTGAGTGTAATGGCGCCCAGGGCTTTGTACTTGGACACCAGAAATCCAACACTTTTATGGACACGGGAAAGCGTCCGTTGCAGAGACGGGTGAATTACCCCGCCGATGCTTACGGTCGCTTTCATAGTCTTTTCCCGCGCCATAATGGTCTATCTCCTTTTTTTACGCCGGTGCGCGTTCTGTTTTTCCGCCTTCTGGCGTTCCTTCTCGGCATCTTCTGCGGCTTCCTGAAACTCCGTCCAGAAATCAACGAGAGGCATTTCCATCAGCTCTTTTCGGGTAGCGTGGAATCGCTCGGAGTAGATTCGGATCGCCCTTCGGAGGTCTCGTTCGCTTGCTCCTCGGGCGTGGCTCCAAAAAAATTCAGACCAACCAGCATGACCTTTGAAACGTCACTTCCCCGGAGGCGGTCGAAGTCTTCCACGGTCCATCCCTTCCCCTTATTGCTCGCCAGAATGACTTGCACGCCAATCGAATAATTCATTCCGTAGTCATTCACGGGAGTGACCTCAGGAGAATATCCGCGGCGGTTCTTCATGGCGGTGAAATAATCATTGGCCGTGAACTCCCCGAAATCATATTCAATTTCCCGGATATCCTGACCGTTGATCTGAAACGGATACTGTAATTCTATTTTTTCCATAATATGGTGTGTTGATGGTTAATTGTTGATATTAAAGCATGCTGCGGATGCTTTCAGAGTAGTCTTTGCCGTTGATCCAGCACACGCCTTTGACGACATCAATGTCCAGATACTTGTTTCCGTCCACGTAAAGCTGATAGGAGAGGACAGTAAACGGAAGTTCGTTTTCGCTGGCTTCTCCCGCGGTAATCTCCACTCCGGGTGCCGACTTGGGAATCACGCGCATGAACGCCTTGATATGCTGGGCGGTACTGGTACCGTCAGCGGACACGCTCTGCTGGGCGACATTGGAAATCAGATCAAACGGCTCCGGAGTAAGGGATTCCAGGAATTCCTTGCTGACGCCTGTCTTGGTAATGGATGCCTCCATAGCCTCCACCTGCTGCCAGACTGGCAATTCCAGTTTGCCGCCAGCCGCCTGGATTTCTACTATAACGGGGGTAACTTCAGGCAGCTTGATGGGGATATTGTACCCTATCTGTTCCCCTTTCGCGTAAACGGAGGAAGCAATACAAGCCCCTTTCAATTCTTGAAACTTCATGAATAGTAATCCTTTCTATATTATATTGAGTGTTATGCTGAATAAACGGACAGACCGGAATCCGTGTAGGAAACGGAGATGGTGCCACTCTTGAACTGTGGCGTGGGCGTGGCGGACAGGTTCCAGCGGAAATCTCCGTTCATCATGTCGGAATCGGCATTCTCGCTCGGAAGGAAAATGCACTCCGGATTCCCGACAAGGTATCCTTGGGCCACATACCCGGCCAGCTTGTCATTTTCCCGGTGAATGATCTCGTCCCGAAGCTGAATAGTCATCGGTTTGTCAACCCTTGGTGCCCATTCCTTCTGGAAGCTGTTCACGATGTGTTCCAGCATCCGGATATTCGTGTCAAAGATATGGAGGGCATCGGACGTTACCCCGAACGCATAGGCTGCCGTATGGCCGCCCCAAAGAACCCACTTCCCGTTGAATGGCGCCACGGTGGAGATGCCGTTTTCGTTGAGTGCATTCCCCGTCTCCTGGTCAAAACCTCTGTTCTTGGCACCATCGCCGAAATACTGGCAAATGACCGGCACCGCCTTGTTGGAACAGGTCTCGCCGGGAACGCCATCGTGGTCATTATCCACCATCTGCATCACCCAAACGGCCAGTGTGGAAAGATGGTAAATCTCTCCGGTGCTGGTCTTTGCCTGGGGCCAGAACACCTTGGAATATTCAGATGTGTACCCGTTTGCCTTCTTCCAGGCTTTGGCGGCTTCTATGGTTCCTGCATTTTCCAAGGGGATATCAGCCGCCACGAAAGCCATCCAATGACCGTTGATCTTCTGGCTGGCGGTAATCAGGGCATTATACACGGCTGGAATATGGGACCACCCGGGGGCGGCCAGCAAATTCGCAACCTGAAATTCCTGAGCATAAAGGAGGGGAAGAGCTCCAATTCCGGAATACTCCCCTCCGGACGTCACGCCGCCGATGATATCTTCTGCCGTAACGGCAGAGCTGTCCACAACGTGATAAGTGGCATTCACCGTCGTCTTCGTGCGGTCCTTCACGGTCACAATCACGCAAGAACGTGTAAAATCGTAATCAAGGGAATAATCCGTTCCTTCGGCCATATCGGCCAAGGCAAACGTATCAAGAATGATTGCGTCGCTGATGAACTCGGCACGACCATTCGTGAACGTGAGAACCTTCTCCACTTGTTCCGCTTTCCGGTGCTTGTCGGGATCAAGAACATTGATGATGTAAATAGGTCCGCAATTTCCCAGCGGATTGTTGAAATGGGCGCTCACAGCCTCACAAAGCGTGTAAGATGCCCAGGTTGACGAATACCCGCAAACCGCCTGGGCCTGCGTGAAATTGGTAAGCCTCACGGGGGTATTGATGACGCCGGAATCGGCATATCCCCTCACGAGGTTGACGGGAGCGGTCCCGAAATAAACGGGAATCGTCCCGGACTGGATCGCGCTCTTGGCCTGGGTCGCCCCAATGCCTCCATACGCGCCGTGTAGGTATGTAGTAGCCATAATATTATAATGATAAGTTTGTTAAAAAATCAGAAGAGGAACTGTGAAAGTCGATGGAAAAAGAAATGTGCCCCACAAAGAACGGATAATGGTCTATCAGTACCCTGTTTTCATGCATGGGTCCAAAAGTCAGGGTATCCGTCCTGATACGGTGGCCGTTGATGATGACGGCTCTTTCAAGGCGATCCCTCGTCAGGTCAATGAAAGACACAAGGTCCCGCCATCCCTCGGCGTTTGGCGTGAACTTGCCCGGCGTGTGTTGGCCGGGATTCCACACCTGCAGAATCAGGCGAACATCCAGAGACCCGGACCTTTTTACGACATCATGTTCTCCCTCGATAAGCTGCACGATAATACTCGGTGCCTTGTAATCTTCCTTCTCGGATTTGGAAGAATCAGGCGGAGTGAAAATCGTGAAAACGGTTGGATGCCCCATATTGTAGGCATACTTGGCCGCATTGCTTGACTTGAGTTCCGGGGGAACCTTGAACTCAAGATCATTGACCACGTTGTCACGTAGCCATTGTGCAATGTCATCGAGAGCTTTTTGTGTTGTCATAATCGTCAGATATTTTCCGTGAGTGAAACCACGGACATCCCAAGTTCTTCACGCCATGCCGCGACCAGGTACACCCGGTCGTCAACTTCAAGCGTTGATCCTGCTTCCTGCGGCTGTGGCATGTCTGCCGTGGCCGCCTGCAATGTCCGCTTTTTGACGGTAAGGCCGTAATCCTGGTTTCCCGGGATAAGCTCTTCATCATAGAAAACGGCAATGATCTCTTTCCCATCCACGACATGCCGTTCCCCGAAGTCTTCCAGATTCAGGAAGACTTCGGAGATATCGGCATTCATGTCGGCTTTCAGGCTCATTCGATGCCGTGTTCGGGATTGACGGTCGGAATGTCTGCTTCCAATGCTTCCAGCGCGGCAATCAGATCATCCTTCCTCATGGTTTCCACATTTTCAATGCCGCTCTTGGTGGCCAGCTCACGCAACTCGGCCACTTTCAGCTTACGCAAATCCGGCTTCTGCTCTTCCTCATCTTCAAAAGATGAGGAAGACACCAATACGGCAATGCCGCGGTCAATCAATTCCTGCCCTTTGTCAGGATCAATTTCAAAGGGAGGATCCTGCGGGCGCCGGAGAATGACACGTCCTCCCTCGTGTTGCCCGTAATTACTTTTTACCTTGATAATAAACATAATCGTTATTCCTTTCCGGTAATATTTGTAAGACTTATGCACCTGCGGAGGCCGTCAGCACGTCGGCACACACCCAGCATCCCTTCTTCTTGGGAACAAGAAGCGGACGGCTGGACAGGATGAACTTCCGAATATCGTCTTCATGGTTGGAAATATACTTCGGAACGTACTTTTCAGCGTAGGTGTTGAACGGACCGCCCGGCTCATCCATTTGAGTGACGGAGGCATACAGGGTCTTTCCGGCATTGGGTGCAGTCATGATGACTTTGCTTGGGGCGATGAAGGGAGTCATGGTTCCATCCTCGTCTTCGTATTCCTTCATGTACTGGATAACGCGCAGAAGAACGCCGTCCACGTTCATGAATCCCAACACGAGAGCGCCGGACTCCTGAAGCTTCGGCTCAATTTTACCCATTTCAAATCTGCGGTTGTCGAACAGTTTTTGAATGTAGGAATTGGACTGAATCAGTTCGGCCGCATCCGCGCCGGCGATCACGTCAGCGGCGGCACAGCCCTTGGACGTCAGCACGCGGCTCATGGCTTTCAAGTCACCAAAAAGGTTGGCGTCAGCGGCATCCCATAGTTTGCCTGGCGTATAAAGGCAGTCATTGACATCTCCGTGGAATGCCACAGTCTTCTTCTCCGTGGGCTTCCCGTCTTTGTCAATATACTGGCATTCGTAGCCGTCCGCCGTCAGGCAATCTGCGGCCATCTTCTCTTTTCTGCGGCGGATGCGGTCTTTAAGGTCGATGAAATCACGTCCGGCAATAGCCGCTTCGCGCTGGTCTGGCGCCATACCGGAAAAGAGGGATTCTCCGAACCCTCGCTTCTTCAGGTCATCGACAGACAACAACCGGGAAGGAGCGATACGGGCCGGGGAAAATTCATCCGTGTAAAACGTATCCCGGTCACTATTGACGCTGCCTACCTTGATAAAAGGAGCCAGCTTTTTGTTTTGGGTATCATAGTCCACAAGCACTTTGTCACTGTGGAAAATATCTGTGCCTGGGTCACAGGGGAAATAGGTATCGAGCAGGAAGCTCGGCGCCGGTTCCAACCCGCGGACCATGGCGATCAAGGTCTGCGGATCTGTGAGATCAATGGTGGTTACTGCATTTGGGTCCATACTAATGGTTTTTCTATGGTTTATTTTTTGGGTTTGGTAG